GTACTCAGGGTCGATCAGCAAACCAGCATTGGTATCGATAGTAGCTGATCCTGATGTCCTGTTATTAAACAACGTAGGCACTACGGCCACGCTTCCAAAATCTCCCTCATACATATTGACTACGAGGGAAATGGATTTGGACTCAGCGGGTTGAGTTACTTGGAAGTTAAGAGCGGTGGTTGTACCTTCTTGACGGGCGAAATCAGAGATGTCGCGTTTTAAGCCAGGGCCAGCAAGTAAGGTGAGTTGTCCACCGGGCATCCCGTTGGCTTCGTACAAGCTTTGAAGCAAACCATTCATGTTGGCTTCGGTGAATGCACTTACACCAAGGGATACGCTTGCAACGGATTGGAAATCAGCACCCACATCACCAGGCTGTCCACCTTCACCTAACCATTTGAAAAGACCACGGGTCTTGTATGGAGTAGATCCACCAGCATCTTGCTGACGGTCTTGAGATGAACAAAGCGCACTTTCAACATCTCTTTTTAATTCTCGTACTGCCTTACTTTCGGCATAGGAAAATTCGTTATCCACACCAGCCACGGAAACAAGCTCCTGGATGTTGGAAACTTGGTAATTGCGGCGGAATACTTGAATGTAGTTTCCGAGTTTTGCACGCTTTTCGGCTTTATCGGTGAATGAAGTTTCATCAGTACCCTCAACGACTCCAGCAAATGCGGGATCGCTCATGTCGTCCACTTGCCACTCAAAGAAAGTGCCGTTGGCTTTTCCTTTTTTCGCAAGTGAAAGCAACGGTGTGCGCTCAGGTTCTAATATGGTCAGAATATCGGAAAGGTCTTCTCTATTAGAGCCGATCGGAGTTCCGCTAGAATGTGTTTTGGTCATTGCCATGATTTATTTCCTCCTAGGAATTTAAGATTTATTTTTAAGTTTAAGATATGCTTGGTAGTCCGCCATTGTTCCGCTTTTGTCGAATTTTGCCTTCGCCGCTTGCAGAGCCTTCGCTTGGTTCGCCTGGGGAGTCTTGGGTCTAGCAGTTCCCGCTTCTGTACTTGCGGTGGGTGCTTTGGGTTTTGGTTTAGGTGCGGCTTTACTTACCTGTCTTGCCTTTACCGCATTTAAACCCTCCACCATAAGACCGAGTGCAAAGTTGCTGTTTGGTAGGTATTGCATCATAGGCTTATAGAGAGGCGACTCCTTCACTTGCATGAACAATTTGTAGTTATCGCTATTCTCATCTCCGAGGAACTCGAAGGTTTGCAATGCCTGTTGGTCTGCACTTGCACGCTCTTTTAACCACGCCTGTCTACGGGGGGCATCTTTGCGCAGAATCTTATTTGCATTCGCTTTGATTCTACGGAGGTCTGCCTTGCTGTAGACTTTGTCTCCATCCTTGGCCACATACTCGTTGCCATCGTCATCGTACTGCACTTCGTTATCGATATTCTCATCTGCCCACTCAATTAAGCTGGTGAGGTTTTCGACTTCCTTTTGCAGGGTTTGTGCATCGCTGACGCTATGGAGTGCGTTATCCTTGAGGAACTCAGGCAATTCTGCGGATTGTGATTGCTGGGCTTGGGCTTGGGCTTCCGTAGCTTGGGCTTGTAACTCAGCATTCTCCGCAAGGAGTGCTTTCTTCTGAGCAGTTAGTCTACCGAATCGCTTGACCGCAGATGCATTCAGCGCCTTTGCGAGATCGCGGGACTCCTCCTCGGATAGGTTATCCAGGTCGATATTGAACTTTGAAAGAACATCCGAAGATTCTGCGAGCGGCGAAGATTCCTCTTCTTCCTCCACTTCTTCTTCGGCGGACTGATCGATTTCCTCCGTTAAGGCATCAGTAGGCTCCGCAGTATCTTCAGCGGGTTCTTCTGCCTCTTCGGGCGGCTCGGTTAATTCCTTTTCCGGCTGTTTGCGTTTCAGTAATTGATCGGCAAATTCTGCCATCGAGAGATTTCCCTCGCCTTGCGTTTGACTTTCCACGGTGTTTTGGGAGGACTCCGAGACAACCTCTTCGGTTAATGTTTCCATAAGTGTCAAGGCTATAGTAGCCTAGTGTAGCAGAATTTAGCCTTATGTGTAAACAATGGCAATAAAAAAGCCCTTGCGGCCTACCCCTAAACCGCAAGAGCTATACGCTATACTACTAACAAACTAGAGGTTGTAAAAGTTATCTAACTCCTCATCGATTGCTTCGAGTTTCCCTGCTAAATGAAAGATAAGGTTTGGGTTTGCAAGGTTCACGCGGCTCTGCAATTGGCGGATTGTGTCTTCCCGCATCTGTTCGCGTATCTCGATATACTTCTTAAAATTGGGTTCGTTCTTTAAGGAACGCAGAGCATTCATCGCCTCTTGCGGATCTACTTCGTGGTACTTCTTGCGCTTCACAAATATTGAAAGATTAATGATAGGATTAAAAATAAAATATCTAAGATTGCATCCCTCTCTAGGAAGAACAAAAGCATGGCAACGATCCAATAGATTTCTCTTTGCAGATTATGCACATACTACTTTCTTTTGCGGGCTGTCTTTGCGGCTTTCTTAAATGCTTTCGCGGTAGGCGCTCCCTTACTTCCGGGTTTGCGCATGCGTTCTTTGGAACCCGCTTTGATGCGTTTTCGTTTAGCATGTATGTTTTTGTAAAGGCTCATATCACCACTTCTTGCAGGACCAATACCCAGCGCTTAGTTTAGACTTCTTTTCATCGCACTTATGTCGCGCTCGGAAGGATTTACGCCTAGCGGGTATGTTCTTCTTAATGGACATATTGGGATCTCCAAAACGAACAAGACGAACTTTGTCTCCTTCTTTTGCGAGTACGGCAAACTTCTTAGATTTACCAGGAGTTCGCTTAGGTTTATTGTATCCTGAGAATCGCTCATTGCGATAAGTTATGCTCATGCCGCACTAGCAGTTTGCCCGAATTGCGTGGGCATAGCTCCCAACCTACCGATTTGTGCGTTCTGCTTTTGCTGGATGGCGAACTGACGCTGTTGCATATACCCTTGGATACGCTCCTGTAGTGCTTGGTCTTGCTGTGCCTTTTGCTGGATATCAGGTTGTTGTAACCATTGCTGGAACACTTGAAGCTTCATTTCGTGTGCATCGTTCTCGCGAACATTGGGTGGCACACCCGCCACTAACTCTGCAATGAGTTGGCGCTCTTCCTCCATTGCTTTTTGGGAAGCGGTTTCCTTGGGTAGGATTACTGTCTCTGCCGCACCTGGCATTACTTGACCAATTGCCATTGCCAGGAGTTTCTCTGTATCCACCACACCATTCTTATCCATTGTTCCAGCGATCTGACCAATGGTCTTTACCCGTTCGAGCATTTGCTCAGGGTCTTGGGTGGCCACATCAAACTGCATATAAAAATCGAATCTCTCACCCGCTCTGCCCTTGGCATACTTCTGCATATCCTGCACGCCTGTGACACGGAAATATTCCTCATCGGGACCATACTGCTGATATAGACCATAGACTTGGTCCATTACATATTTCATATGGTGCAGTACGCGGTTAATGATGTTTTGCTGTTTGATCTGCCCTTCCACGGGATCCACCCCTGGGGCGTTGTTTCCAAAGTAGCGGTCAAACATTTCCTGCATCAGGCGCCGTACCTCAACTGATCCGGCATCGTAACGCGGGGTATCGGCAAAACGAATCTCTCCAGGAGTGCGGTAAGGTACTCTTACCCCCGGCCCCCACTTCGAGGGCGCGCGGCCGAGCGGGTGTTCGACCGGCGGGACCGTTGCGAGGCTTTGCCTGTCGATGCTCGCGTCCGTCTCGACTTTGACGACTTGCTGGAACGCTTCCCCGACTTCGGGGATGGAGCGGGAGGCGTAGAGCCTTTTTGAAGTTTTCTCAAAAGTGGACACAACGAAAGGATATCCACCATGCCCATAATCCATGAGCGTATGTTTAGCATATAGGTCAGGAACTTCATTACAAAATACGGTGCAGTAAATGCCGGGGATGTTATCTTCGTCCAACAACCGTTGGTAGCAGTACACAATGCGAATGGTTTCATCGTCATCTCGCAGGATTTCATCCTGTAAACTTAAATTTGTAGAGTATACATCGTTCTCCCCGATGGTTGCATTCTCTATTGCTTTATCCACAAACTCCTCATCCCACCCCTCGGTGGCAATCTTGGAGCGTAGTTGCTCAGGTGTCATGTTTAGCACATGAAACACATAGGGAGCTTCCTGTGGGTCGATGGTGTAGTTGGGCCAAAAGACATCCTCATCGGGGGCAAGGGCTTTGATGCGTGGTCGGCTAATCACCCTGCGGGTTACAGGCACGGTGGTTTCCCCATCCTTGCGCAAC